GGTTCTTCATTGAAAACTTCCACCAGCAGGTTTTTGAGGGCTGGCTTGATATGGCCGTGCTAAGCGGTGAGTTGAGCTTGCCTGGGTATGAAACCAACCCCGATCGCTACAAGGCCAGCCGTTGGATACCACGCAGCTGGGAGTGGGTGGATCCGCAGAGGGAAGTCAGCGCATATAAGGACGCGGTGCGGTGCGGGTTTAAGACGCTGGGCCAAGTAATCAGCGAGCAGGGCGGCGACATTGATGATGTGCTGATAGCGCGGCAGGCTGAGCTGGCGATGCTTGATGAGATGGGCATTGTTCTAGACACCGACCCAAGCGAGGTAAATGCTGGCGGTGGCACACAGCCGCAGCCGGTGCCTGACACCGAAATGCCGGTTGAGGAGGAGGTTGAAGATGAGGAGGAGGAGGCAGACGATGGCGACGATTGAAGCGGATACAATTAAGGCATTGCAGGATAGACAAATGGAAGAGGCGCAACTGCCCGATTCTGAAGTGATCGAAACTGAAGAAACCGCAGAAGAGGATCGCACCATGCCTGGCATCGGCCGGCATCAGCGTGCTGAGCTGACCACCTTTGACGAAGTGGAGGACCGCACCTATGAGTTTCCGTTCAGTTCTGAGTTCCCTGTTGCGCGCTATTTCGGCAATGAGATCCTGAGCCATGAGATGGAAGCGGCCGACCTGAGCCGTTTGAATGATGGCGCGCCGCTGCTGTTCAATCACAATCCCGACCGTGTGATCGGCGTGGTAGAGCGGGCCTACATTGACGGCAAGAAAAAGCGCGGTTATGCGCGTGTGCGGTTTAGCCGCAACGCTTTCGCTCAAGAAATCTTGAGTGATGTGAAGGATGGCGTTCTACGGAATGTCTCCTTCGGCTACTCCATCGACAAGATGGAAGAGCGAGGCAGTGGCGATTATGTTGCTACTGCCTGGTCACCTTATGAAGTTTCGGTTGTGTCGGTGCCGGCTGATCCCGGTGTCGGCATTGGCCGATCTCTTGAAGAAAACAAAGCTGCTTCGGCAGCACCAACACCTGATCCCCTTCCACCAATGGAAAACACCACACCTGATCTGGCCGTGGTGCGGTCCGAAGCCGCCGAGGCTGAGCGCACCCGCATCGCTGGCATTTCTGCACTGACCAGTAAGCACAACATGGACGATCTTGGTCGTCAGCTGATTGAAGGCGGCCGCAGCCTTGATGAAGCTCGTGCTGCTGTTCTCGATAAGATGAACATTCACCAAGAGCCTGTAACCATGAGCGCCGCTGAAATCGGCCTTAGCGCACAGGAGAGCCGTAAGTTCTCCTTCCTGCGTGCCATCAACTATCTAGCCAACCCAGCCGATCGCTCAGCCCGTGAGGCTGCTGCTTTCGAGATCGAAGCATCTGATGCTGCAGCTGCAAAGCTCGGCCGTCAATCGCGTGGCATCACCATTCCTCAGGATGTGCTGCGTCGTGACCTAAACGTGGGCGCTGCCACTGCTGGCGGCAACCTGGTCGCTACTGAGCTGGATGCTGGCAGCTTCATCGACCTGCTGCGCAATGCCTCGGCATTGGATCAAGCTGGCGCCACTGTGCTGACCGGCCTCACCGGCAACGTTGCCATCCCCCGCCAATCTGGCGCTGGCACTGCTTACTGGGTAGCTGAATCTGGTGCTCCTACCGAGAGCCAGCAATCAGTTGATCAAGTCAGCTTGACCCCTAAGACGGTTGCTGCTTTCACTGACTACAGCCGCCGCCTGATGCTCCAGTCGAGCATCGACGTTGAGAACATGGTCCGCACTGACCTAGCCACCGTTCTTGCTCTCAAGATCGACCTGGCTGGCCTGTATGGCACCGGCAGCAATAGCGAGCCCCTGGGCCTGAAGCTGACCACTGGCGTCGGCACTGAGGACTTCGCCGCCGCGACTCCTACCTTTGCTGAAGTGGTAGCACTTGAAAGCGACGTGGCAACTGCCAACGCGCTGATGGGCAGCCCTGTTTATCTGATGAACGCTGCTATGCGCGGCGGTCTGAAGACCAAGCAAAAGGATGCAGGATCAGGCCTGTTCGTCATGGAAGGCGATCTGGTCAACGGTTATCGCGGCGTGCTCTCCAACCAAGTGGCATCTGGTGATCTGTGGTTTGGCAACTTTGCCGACCTGATCATCGGCTACTTCTCCGGCTTGGATCTGATGGTTGACCCCTACACCCACAGCACCTCCGGGACTGTGCGCGTGGTGGCGATGCAGGATGTGGACATTGCTGTCCGTCATCCTGAATCCTTCAGCCGTGGCAACGACACCCTCTGATCATGTTGATCAAGGTCCTGCGGCAAACAATGCTGGCGGGCCAGGTGGTTCGGATTGGGGATGTCCTTGAGGCATCCTCATCTGACGCCAGGCTGATGATCGGCATTGGTAAGGCGATCGAGGTTGCCAACGCGGCAGCCACTATTGTTCAGGCAATTCAGCCTGAGCCTGCACCAAAACCACAATCCCCCCGACGGAGGGCTAAGCCATGACCATTCAAAACCTAGGGACCAAAACTGAGGTCCTTAACTTTCTGCCTAATGATGTGGTGACAGCTACTGTCACCGCAAGCACCGCCATTGATCTGCTGGATTATGAAGGCGACATTGCAGTGGTGCTTTGTGCTGAAGCTGGCAGCGCTGGCGTTACCTACCTGGGCAAGCTGACTGAAGCTGACACGTCTGGTGGTTCTTACACCGATGTGACCGGCGGCGCCTTCACGATCACTACTGCCAACACCGCATCGGTTCAGAAGATCTCGGTCAACTCTGACAACACCAAGCGGTTCATCAAGGCAGTAGTAACGGTTGCAGGCGGCACTGGTACCGGCGCTGTGGCAATCGTTGGCCTGGGCTCGAAGAAGTACAGCTGATGGCGTTTACGGAAGACCTAAGCATCTTCCTTGCAGACTTCGGCGTCAGCTGCACAGCTGGCGCCGTTACTGCTTTGGGCATCCTGGATATGCCAGGCCAGGTGATCAGCGATGGCATGGTGCTGACCACTGACTACACACTGACCGCAAAGGCATCAGATTTCGGCAGCCTGATCCGCAACGATGCAATCACGGTTGACGCTGTGGCCTACACCGTGCGGGAGGCACTGCTGCTGGATGATGGCAAAATCGTTCAGATCGCATTGCAGAAGACATGACCACTAAGCGCGAAACTATTCTTGCCGCGATCCGCACCGCACTGACGGGCACCACTGGAGTCAGTACTCGCATCTATCGCAGCAGGGTGGAGCCGTTGGCCCGGCAGGAAAGCCCGGCGATTGTGGTTGAGCCCGTTAGTGATTCAGCAGAGCAGAACACTGCACTGCCTACGCTGGATTGGAGCCTGACGGTGCGCGTTGCAATTATTGTTCGCGGTGATATCCCCGACCAAGTGGCTGATCCAATCATTGAGAGCGCTCATGCCAAGATCATGGCTGATCTGTCTTTAGGTGGCTATGCCATTGATGTCCAACCGATTAGCGTGACCTTTGACCTGCAAGAGGCCGATCAACCCGCTGGCGTGATCATGATGGATTACCTTGTGCGGTATCGCACCAACGTGGCAAACTTAGCAACGTAAGGAGTGGCTACGATGATGGATGAATACCATGGCCAGGGGGGAACCTATCTGGTCGATAAAAAAACCGGAAAGCGCAGGCTCCTTCAGGGCTCTCGCACCGAGCCATCCCCTGTTACTAGCACCGAGGTACTGAACGATGCCACTCCTGAGCCGCAAACGCCTGATTCTGGCGAAGATTGAATCCACTTACGCAACTGACAGCACGCCAGATGGAACGTTTGCCATCCTGGTGCGCAATCTTGAAATCACTCCCCTTGAGTCTGAGACTGTTAGCCGCGATTTGATTCGGCCTTATCTGGGCGCGTCTGATCAATTGCTGGCTCAAACGCGGGTGAGCATTACCTTTGAAGTGGAGATGGCTGGCTCTGGCGCTGCTGGCACGGCGCCGGCTTATGGCCCGCTGCTAAAGGCCTGCGGACTGTCTGAGACCATCGTGGCCAGCACATCGGTGACCTACGCACCTGTGAGCTCGGCGTTTTCAAGCGCCAGCATCTATATGAACAATGACGGCATTCTTCATAAGATCACTGGCGCTCGCGGCACCTTTGTTTTGAATGGCGAAGTCGGTCAGATTCCGACTATCTCCTTCACCTTCACAGGCATCTACAACGCACCAACCAGCACGGCCGCCCCGACCCCTACCTACAGCAACCAGGCCACGCCTGTGATCTTCAAGGAGGGCAACACGACCAGCTTCCAACTGTTCAGCTTTGCTGGTTGTTTGCAGTCGATCAGCTTTGATCTGGCCAACGAGTTAGTTTATCGCGAACTTGTCGGCTGCGCCAAAGAAGTGCTGCTAACGAATCGGGCGCCAAATGGCACTGTCATGATTGAGGCGCCAGCCATCAGCGCAAAGGATTACTTTGATGTTGCCATTGCTACGGCAACGGGCAACCTGACCTTCCAGCATGGTCAGACCGCTGGCAACATCTTGACCCTGACTGCAGCGCAAGTGGATCTGAGCGGCCCTACCTATGCTGATCA